CAAAACGATTTTATGGCTTTTGTAAAACACGTTTGGCCTGATTTTGTAGAAGGGTCCCATCATAAACGTGTAGCAAAAAAATTTAATGATATTGCAGATGGAAAGATAAAGCGTGTAATAATTAATATGGCGCCTAGACATACTAAGTCTGAGTTTGCATCTTATCTACTTCCTGCGTGGATGGTAGGTAGAAATCCAAAATTAAAAATTATTCAATCAACTAATACAACTGAATTATCTGTAAGGTTTGGTCGTAAGGCAAAACAATTAATTGATTCACCAGAGTATCAACAAGTATTTAAAACAAGATTAAAAGAAGATTCTCAAGCTGCAGGTAAATGGGAAACTTCTGATGGCGGTGAATATTATGCTGCGGGTGTTGGATCTGCAATTACAGGTCGTGGTGCTGATCTATTAATTATTGATGATCCACATACTGAACAAGATGCAATGAATGCTGCAGCTCTTGAAAGAACTTACGAGTGGTACACATCAGGTCCAAGACAACGTCTTCAACCTGGTGGAACTATTGTAATTGTAATGACTCGTTGGAATGAAAAAGATTTAACAGGAAGATTAATTAATGCACAAAAAGAACCAAAGGCAGATCAATGGGAGGTAATTGAGTTTCCTGCGATCTTACCAAGTGGTAAACCCCTGTGGCCTGAATACTGGAACTTGAAAGACTTGCAAGCAGTTAAAGCCTCGATTCCTGGTTCAAAGTGGAATGCACAATATATGCAGAATCCTACTTCAGAAGAAGGTGCACTAATTAAACGTGAGTGGTGGCAAAAGTGGGAGTCAGAAGAATTACCTGCATTAGAACATGTAATACAATCTTACGATACTGCTTTTATGAAAAAAGAAACTGCTGACTATTCTGCTATTACAACTTGGGGAGTGTTTACACCAAACGAAGATAGTGGTCCCTGTCTCATGCTTATAGATTCATTGAAAGGTCGATATGAGTTTCCAGAGTTAAGACGTATTGCTCTTGAACAATACGGATATTGGAAACCAGAAACAGTTATAGTCGAGAGTAAGGCATCAGGGTTACCTTTGACTTATGAATTAAGAAAGATGGGTATACCTGTAATTAACTTTACACCGAGTAAAGGAAATGATAAACATACAAGAGTTAACAGTGTTTCTCCGCTGTTTGAATCAGGGAGAATATGGGCGCCCACTGAAATGGAATTTGCACAAGACGTAATTGAGGAATGTGCAGCATTTCCTTATGGAGATCATGACGATTTAGTAGATTCCATGACCCAGGCTGTTATGAGATTTAGACAGGGTGGATTAATTAACCATCCTGAGGACTATGAGGAAGAACCTTTACAACAAAAGCAAAAGGTATATTATTAGTATATGGAAACCTACGAAGAAGTCATTGACGCATATAACCTAAGTTCTGAGAAAAAAGATGGTATGTCCTTGACGGATTACATAAAAACAAATAATATAAAGATTAAGGAGATTGAAATGTCTCCTTTAGACGATTTAAAAAAAGTAGCCAAAAAGGCTGACGGAGGAATCATGTTAAGAGAAAATTATAGAGCAGGCAGTATGGATCCAGATGATATTCCAGAGTTGGAAGAAATGCCTAGTGATGAATATTTAGATTTATTAAAACAATTAGGTGCACCAGAACCTGGAAGTGGACAGGAATCAAGAGGCATCAAGAGTCTTGACAAAGGAGCTCCATCAATAAAAATGGCAGGCGGCACTGATCCTTTCTTAATGAGAGAGTATGAAAAATATGCTTATGACATGAGAGAGCAGGGTAGAGAGCCTATGCCTTTAAAAGATTTTATTAGAATGATTCTTGCTGAAGCAAGAATGGGTGTCAAAGCAGGCGGACTTACATCAATAATATAGAGGTACCATGGACCTCGTTCCACCAAAAAAACCTTTCACAGCAGATCAGTTTAGATTAAAAACGGACCTATACATTAAAGGTGCGTTAGGTGGTTTTGATACTGCTGAAATGGTTGACTTGATTCAAAAAAATTTAAGAAAGATTCAGGAATCAGGAGTCATGGAATATGATGATGCAATTAGTTTTATCAAAGAGCGAACAAAAGAATTAAAAGAATTTATAAAAGAAAATCCAGGAGAAACATTACCACCTCTACCAGGTTTTGAAGAAAGAGTAGAGCTTCAATATGGTGGTACTAAAAAAGTACAAATGGTTAGAAAACTTTTTGATTTAGCAGGTGGCGAAGAAGGTGTTGGTAAAAGCTTTGAAGAGTTTATGGCTGATGTTTTGTTTGAAGGGGACTACTTAAATGACGACTAAGGGTAAAAAGAGTGGACCACCGCCAGAAAAAGGGCCTCAGTCACAAGGGTTGAATTTAAAATATAACAGTGTTAAAACAGTAAAATTAACGGAGAAAATTAATGGCAGAAATAGACAAGGCTCTACCAAACGAGCCTAGAAAAGAGATTACTCTTCCTGGACAAGAACAGATTGAAGAAACTATTATTGAAGAAGTAGAATCTGAATTACAAAAACCAGAAGATATTGAAACTGTTGAAAATGAAGATGGATCAGTTGATATAAACTTTGATCCTAAAGCTGGATCACAAGAAGGTGGAGAAGACCACTATGCAAACTTAGCAGAATTTTTACCTGATGACGTTTTAGATTCATTGGGTTCTGACTTAAATCAAAAGTACATGGACTATTCTATGTCCAGAAAAGATTGGGAAAAAACTTATACACAAGGTTTAGATTTATTAGGATTTAAATACGATCAAAGAACAGAACCGTTTCAAGGTGCATCGGGTGCAACACATCCAGTATTAGCAGAAGCAGTTACACAGTTTCAAGCATTAGCATACAAAGAATTATTACCTGCAGAAGGACCAGTGAGTACACAAATTTTAGGAATGCAAAGTCCAGACAAAGTTCAACAAGCAGGTCGTGTAAAAGATTTTATGAATTATCAAATCATGGATCAGATGAAAGAATATGAACCAGAATTTGATTCTATGTTATTCCATTTACCTTTATCAGGATCAACTTTTAAAAAAGTTTATTATGATGAAGTGGAAGGACGAGCTGTATCTAAGTTCGTTCCAGCAGATGATTTAATCGTTCCGTATACAGCTACCTCATTAGATGATGCGGAAGCGATTATTCATCGTGTAAAAATTTCTGAAAACGATTTAATCAAACAACAAGTTGCAGGTTTTTACAGAGATGTAGATATTGGAAAACCATCAGACAAAGAATCTGATGTAGAGAAAAAAGAAAGAGAATTAGAAGGTGTAAGTAAAACTAAAAATGATGATCTATATACTTTACTAGAGTGTCACGTAAATTTAGACATAGAAGGTTTTGAAGATGTTAATCCACAAACTAATGAACCATCAGGAATTAAACTTCCATACATTGTAACCTTAGAAGAAGGATCTAGAGAAATATTATCTATAAGAAGAAACTATGAAGTAGGTGATCCGAAGAAAAATAAAATACAATACTTTGTACATTTTAAATTTCTTCCAGGTTTAGGTTTCTATGGGTTCGGTCTAATCCACATGATAGGTGGACTGTCTAGAACAGCGACCGCTGCTTTAAGACAGCTCTTAGATGCGGGAACGTTATCTAATCTGCCAGCAGGTTTCAAGATGCGTGGCATTAGAATCAGAGACGATGCTCAATCAATTCAACCAGGTGAGTTTAGAGATGTAGATGCACCAGGTGGTAATTTAAGAGATTCGTTTATGATGTTACCTTTCAAAGAACCATCACAAACATTATTACAATTAATGGGTGTCGTTGTTGGTGCAGGTCAAAGATTCGCATCAATCGCTGATATGCAAGTTGGAGATGGAAACCAACAAGCAGCTGTTGGTACAACTGTTGCTCTTCTTGAAAGAGGTTCAAGAACTATGTCAGCTATACACAAAAGAATTTACTCAGCTCTTAAAAATGAATTCAGATTATTAGCTAGAGTATTCAAGTTATATCTACCACAAGAATATCCGTATGATGTAGTTGGGGGTCAAAGAATGATTAAGCAAACAGACTTTGATGATAGGGTAGATATATTGCCAGTTGCCGATCCCAACATTTTCTCACAAACACAGCGTATTTCACTCGCTCAAACAGAACTGCAACTGGCAACTTCTAATCCACAGATGCACAACATGTATGCAGCGTATAGAAATATGTATGAGGCGTTAGGTGTAAAAAATATTGATCAAGTTTTGGTAAAACCACAACAACCTACACCAATGGATCCTGCATTAGAACACATACAAGCTTTAAGTGGTAAACAATTTCAAGCTTTCCCTGGTCAAGACCATAGAGCACATATGACAGCGCATTTAAATTTTATGGCAACTAATATGGCAAGAAATAATCCAATGGTAATGGCAAGTTTAGAGAAAAATATTTTTGAACACATTAGTTTAATGGCTCAAGAACAAATAGAATTAGAATTTAGAGATGAATTACCACAATTACAACAGATGATGCAGATGGCACAACAGAATCCACAACTTCAAATGCAAGTACAACAGCTGCAACAGAAGATTGAAGCTAGAAAAGCAGTGCTAATTGCAGAAATGATGGAAGAATTTATGGAAGAAGAGAAGAAAATTACTTCACAATTTGATAATGACCCAATTGCTAAGTTAAGATCAAGAGAATTAGACCTTAGAGCAATGGAAAATCAAAGAAAAGAGAAGGAAGGCAAGCAAAGAATGGATCTTGACAAGATGAGAGCCATGATGAATCAACAAAATCAAGAAGAAAAACTTGAACAAAACGAAGAATTAGCTAAACTAAGAGCTGATACATCAATTGAGAAGACAATTTTGTCAAAAACAATGCCAAATGCAGATCAAATGATGCCAGACATTAGTATTATTAGAAAAGGAAATTAATTTATGTGGTTTTCAGCACTAAAACTTGGATTAAACGCGGCAACGCACATTTATAAGAAAAAACAAGAGACAAAAATGGCTATGGCCGACGCTCAACACATGCATGCCTCTAAAATGGCAAAAGGAGAGAGCGAATACCAAGGAAAATTGTTAGAAGCAAGACAATCGGACTGGAAAGACGAGTTCGTTTTGCTCGTGTTAACGGCGCCAATTTTGGTGATCGCCTGGGGGGTCTTCAGCGACGATCCTGGAGCGGCAGAGAAGATAAAAATGTTCTTTGAACAGTTCCAGCAGCTCCCGTCATGGTTTACAA